CCATCAGCTTTACGCAGACTGATGAAATGATCCCCAAGCTCCTCAGACCATTCCAATGGCTCCGATAAGCTCAGAAGATTGTCATCAACCGCAATAACCTCGGCACCTTGGCCCCAGCTCGGCATATCATGGGCAATAGCAATCAGATCACCATAGGTGGGGATCAAGCCTTCCAACTCTGTTTGAAAGGTCACCAAACGCCTGCGATAGCGGTTGGCGGCGGCCATATATTTGCCTTCACGGATGGCTTGGTCTTTCTCAGTGCAGCCAAATAGTCTCACCCGGGCGGGTTGATCGCTGGTGCTATCAGGCAGGCTGACGGTTTCTTCTGCCGTTTGCCATGTCTCCTTTGAGAAATACTCCACTGTCACGCTGTCAGCGGTATCGTCACTGGCCAGCAGATACTGGATTTTGAGGCTGTTCTTCACAATGTTGCGGGGGCTGAATAACGCGACCGGGATCGAGCGTTGTTCATCTCTGACAAAGCGAACAGTGCCACTTTGCATGAAACTCACAGCGCGACCACAACGTGCTGTACGGCTCAATGCTTCCCATACCGTGACTGTTTGATCAAAAACGGCATCGAAATAATCACCGCGAGATTGCCAATTGGCATCCAGCGCTTTGAGCTGTGTCAGATCAATCCGGCCATCATCCAGTTTGCCGCCATATTGGCTGCGGGCAATATCAGCGAGAGCCCATGCAATGGAGCGTGTGATTTGTGGCGCTGACCATCCGGTGGCTTCATCCCACACAGGTAATTTGCGCGTGACAAGGCAGTTCACCATCCGTGAGGAGCGCTGCGATAAATTATCCGTAGCCCGCATTTTCATGGCGATGAGCGTGACATCACCGAAATCAGGTGTTTGATCCAAGACAGCTTTTAAACCGCCCCAACGAAGCTCATGCCCAGCTCTGGCAGATGTATCTTTGGTATCGGTTCTCAAGCCCCGAACTTCATAACGCCCCACTGCAACCGCATAATCAAACGTCATGCGTTGCGGCGTATTGGTGGCTGCTGTGAGGGCTTCACTTCCCAATGTTTGCCATGCGCCAATCGCTGTACCGTCATCATCGATCTGACGCGCTTCAAATTGCCATGTGATGGTTCGGTTGTTCAGGCCGCCGCTGTCATTGGCGTAATAGACTCCACGCGGCATGACAATATCGACACTGATCTGGTGGCAGTTTGTTTGTGCGGGATTGGCCACAAAAGGCCCAACCCAATCACCGCCATCACCTGTGCTGAGTAATTCCTGTCCTGCGACCTCGGGAGCGGTGACCACATCTGTATCAAATAGCGTGACGGCATCGCCGGGTTGAACGATTTCATAGTCAATTTCTTCAAAGGAGCTAATCGGCGTATCCTCAATACGGATTTGCTCCAGATCATATTCACCCTGACCGATGCAGTGCAGCTGATGCAAATATTGCTCGTTATTCTGATAAAGCGAATATGGCGTTGCGGCCAAGTCGGGATAGACAATGTGCCGACCGTAAACCACTGGGATGGGTTGACTTAAGCGTGCCTGATTGCCCTGTGCCTGTAATGAATAGGTTGGGCTGGCTGCTGGCGTATTACCAAAGCCACTATTCAAGCTGGTGGATGGCACAGGCGGCGGTACCAAGACATTCAACAGCGCACTTCCGGCAAATGCCACTCCAGCGGTAACCAATGCAATGCCTACAGTGCTGGTCACACCAATCGCCCCCGCAAGCGCAGCTCCTGCATAAGGAGCCGCAACCATCACAGCAATGGTCAGAACGGATCGTAAAATCTTGCCACCCCCACCGCCGCCACCTTGAGGTAGCGTGATAAAGGTGACGATGTCAGACAAACCAATGGTGATTTTATGCCATTGTTCCCGTAACACCGCTTCGCCATTGAATAGGCAGATAGTAGGACGTTCAAATTCTGTGATGCCCGCTTCATCCAGCCATTCACGAATAGTGATGGGATGATCGACCGCAAAAATATCGCGTCCGCGTGCTGGCATAAAAGGATTGTGAAGCATGTGGACGCAAGAAAACATGGGAACCTCGTTATTTGTTAGTCTGGTTTAGCGGGCATCCCCCTGAAACCGATAAAATCCTTCAATTTGCCAGCCTGCGAGTTTGAGACTGGCCATAGTCTGAAACACCACACCATTACCCTTCACGCAGTGAAGAACGCCTTGTTCGCTGGGGCTGATGGTGATCCAAATGCCCACATGGATAGGATGGCGGGATTGACGCATCAACACCGCATCACCTTGTTCTGGTGTATCGGTGAGCTGCCAGCGTTTGCGCTCCGGGTGATCCCTGAAGGTCAGTGCCAGCCGCTTTAAATTCCCCTCTGCGACAGGAATGTCGGGCAGGTTTCGGCCAAAATGATGCTTTTGCACCCAAACCACGAGGCTCCAGCAATCAAAAACATCTGGGCCTTTCGCACCAGCCTGCCATGGCAAGCCGATATAGCGACACGCCCAGTGCAGCCCATCTGGCTGCCGGGTCAATTCATTCATGATATGTCCTTTTTGGGGTTAGCGGGTCAGGCCGGGAAAGCGTGTGGCTGTGTAGGTTTCTGACGGAAAGCTCTTATTACCGATATCCAGCATACGGGCGCGACCAACAACGCGGCTGACATCCGCTTCGACCTCGCTCAAAATCAACGTGATCGGCGGGTCCATCTGCGGCCCGGACAGATCATTGCTCAAATACGGGCGATAGGTAATCTCAATTTTTTCTGCGCTCTCAACAGCAGCATCCAGATGCTTGATCAGCTCGCGGCTGACATTATCAATCGTGACGGTAATTTCCGGCACTGGTGACGTGTCGACAGGTGGCAGCTCCAGATCAAAGCCCATGGCAATGAAGGTGACATATTCGTCCGGGTTTAAAGGCGCGGTCTCCTCCAGTTTGGCTGATAAATCCTGATGGTCCCGCACCAAACGCACAGCAATGGGCTGGCCTTCATCATCCCTGAAATCAGGATGGCGAAGCTCCAGCGTGTGTAAAATTACGATATCACTGGGCGCAGAAGCATAGGCTTCGGCAATCGCAGCATTTAAGGTGGGATCAGGCATCTTCATCCTCCCACGCGATATCGGTGATATAATCCACCGTCACACCTTCCAAGAAAGCGGCTTCGATGGCATCGGACCGTGAGCGCAGTCGTGAGATTTCAGTCAATAATGCTTGCGCTTTTGTCAGCGTTGCTTGCTCATCATCCGTGAGATCAGACCGCCCATCCAAAAGATACAAATCAGCCAGTGCATTTTGCTGCTTCCATACAGGTGCAATCTTAGTGATACGCCGTCCGGCTTCTTCCTTGATCTGGCGAATAAGCTGACTGTTTGAAAGAACATCAGCCAGCTCATCTTCACTCACAGCTTTACCGCCCGATGGTGGAGTAACCTCCGCAGCAAAAGCGTAATAATGCCGTCCATTCAGGTCAGCTAAATGGATGGGAGCAGTTTCACTTTCATCGAAGTGTGGCGCACGATCATGCAAATAGGATTTGAGATTCATAAAAGCCTCCTAGAAAATTACGTTTTTGAGAGTTTTGACATCGTGCAGATTGCTACTTTGTGTGCCGGTTTCGCCGTAGGAGTTATTCTCCCCACAGGCATCAACGCGGCCATCGTCATATAAAACGCCAAGCCCCCACGCAGATGTGCCTTGTCCAAAGCAATTCCAATCTTCAATAATCCCGGATTGCCCAAGCACGCGTTGAAATGTGTTATTCGTGCCTGCTGTGGAATTAATGCCGATATTGGCATTGCCGGAATAACCAGCGGCCCATAGCTCATCACCAGATTGAACGATGACACCTTCGTAGCTTGCCCCACCGCCTATCCGGACGCGGGATACATTGCCTTGAAAGCTGCCGTTTGGCTTAAATGGTGAAAGTTGGTTGGTCGTGTTGCCAGTGCCAAGCTGGCCGTAACCATTATTGCCCCAAAGATAAACTTCGCCCTGATCGGTGATCCCACCAGAGGAAGGATAGCGTCCATCGCCTGCAAAAATATCAACAAAACTCTCGCTATGGCTGATTTGTGAGAAGCTGGTGCGGTTGGTCGTATCGCCATGTCCGAGCTGACCGTAGCCATTATATCCAGCGCTCCAGATTGAACCATCTGACAGCAAGACCAACCCATGCCCCGTTGGACTTGCGCCATCGGTACGATACCCACATGAGGCAACGGCTTTGACAGATGTATTAATGGAGGCGTGTAATATTGGCGTTTGACGGTTGGTTGTATCTCCCAAGCCCAGTTGACCGTAAGCGTTATATCCCCAGACCCATAATGCGCCATTATCTTGGATGGCATATACCGTGTGAGGAAGGCCGGATACAGACACATCGACAATATCCACCAGCGAGCCACAGCGCACAGGCGTATATTGATGCGCGGATGTGCCGTTTCCTAAATTGCCGTTGCTGTTATGACCGCATGCATAAACACGCCCATCTGTTGTTAAAAAGTAAGCACAAGCATGGTCATAATAATTTGGACGACCGGGAATAACCTTAGCGATTTGGATATTATTTTGAACAAAATACTCAATCCGCTTGGCCACTGCCAAATTAACAGTGTTCCCATGTCCCAATTGACCGTAATTATTGTATCCCCATGACCAGACTTCACCATCGGCAGTCAAAGCATAATGCTGCATCCCACCCGAAAACACATCGACAAAACGCATGTCTGGGTCATCCGTTGCTACTCGATTTGGCAGATAAATATGCGAACCATTCGGATCACCATTAGAATAATTGCCACCATAACCACAGGCTTTGATTGTACCATCAGCCATGAGATAAACCCGCGTGTACCAGCCGCCCAGACCATTGACCTTTGCCAGTTTCCAAACGCGGCGGGATGGGTCAAGAGACTGATCGCGCCACGCAGGCTTATTGCCGATCATCTGTAGCACTTGAGCGTTATTACCGCGAGCAAGACGCGCAGGAATTGCACCGTTATGAATAAGCAAATCACCTTCTTGGGTAAGCTGATCCGTCCCCGCTGCCATCAAATCCCAATCATCACCCTGAACAGGCGTGACACCAGTCACATCACCTTTCGCAATAAAGCTTGAGCCTTGATAAGACACAGCATCATCACGCACATAAGATGCGGCATTATCATATGGGCCGCGCCAGTTTATTCGAATATTGCCAAGATCAATTGTTGCCATTGTTTTTCCTCCGTTCTTTAAATGTTAATCAGCAGATGACCGTTCTGATTGATGCTGAAATCCAACCCCGGTAACGTCACCATCCACACAGGGAATTCACGCGCATTGAATGTACCTTCGCCTGTTTCTGCGATCAGTTTTGCACCGTCTTTGCGAAGCCCGTAAAACACTGCTTTTGATTCAATGGGCGCGTAACCATCTTCTGTTTGATTGACGGCAAGAAGTTTTCCGGCATGGCCGTTAAGATCAGCAGGCAGATTGAGAGATTGTGCGATGCCTTGCGCTGTTTGCGCGTGGGTTTCGGCTTCATCGGCTTTTTGCTCTGCGCTTTGCACCGCATCTGCCAATTGCGTGGCCGTTGCACCAAGATCGCTTAATCCTGCCTGTATGCCATCCTCAATATCCTTAATGGCTTTGGCAGCGCTTTTGACATTACCGCCGTCGGTTGGAACGGTTGTTTGATCGTCGCCATGGACGATGGTGTGCAGGAGCTGGCTGTCCGTTTGAACACGCGCCACCGCATCCTGCAGATCGGTCTGCAAGGTCATAAGAGTTTCCTTTGTTTAAGGGTTAATAAAGGCGCTGCGGCAGGGTTTGATGCACGAGCACATAAAGGCTGCTGGAGACGGTAATAATCCCTTGAGCATCTTCACTAAGCAGCAAGTTCAGCAAGCCTTCATCCAGAACAGGCCGTTCACGGATTTCCAGCTCAGAGCGGATTTCCCAAAGCGTACCGCCAAGTAGCTGGGCCTGAAACTGTCTTGTGAAACGGGCTTCCTGCGTTAACAAACCAAGACCCCCCATCAATTCAATCTCAAACCATGCGCCACCTTCCTTGGCCTGCCAGCGATACCATGCCTCCAACAGGGCAAACTGATCGCGCCGCATAATCCAGCGGACTGACACGCGGCTGGGTACTTGCGTAAATCGCCTGCGTTGCCTTGCCGGACCCGCTTCCATTTCTGTGCGAAGGATGGCATCGCCGGGCTGGATGCCATATCCCTCGACCGTTGGTAACGGTAATGTTTCTGGCCATGCGATCATCGGTAACTCCCCGCTGCTGGATTAAGTCCATACCGTCGCTCCAAGGTTGGGGCCAATCCTTCCCCTCGAGCGACATTGCGGGTCATTTGGCCTTCGATCTGTTCGATAATAATATCGAGCCTGCTGCCACCACCCGGCAGAGGTGACGCCTCGGTTCTGGCTTGAACGCCAGCAGCATTATTGTGAACATTGACCTCGACTTTCACGGGCTCACGCCCAGAAAGGCCAGCCCCAAGCAGGCGCATCTGTCCGGGGGTAAATACCGTCTCACCGCGTTTGGCGATAATCGGCACTTCATTGCCAATGACGCCACCGCTATGAAACTTGTGCGCCCCGGCAAAGACGACAGGATTAACATTGCGGCTGGCGAGAACATCACCGCCGATAACACCACCTGTATGCGCTGCTCCGAAGAAGGAACCAAAATCAATCGATCCCAATGCATTGGCCAATGGCTGCGTGATGCTTTGGCGAATTTGTATCCGCACCAGATCCGCGATAATGGAATCGGCTAAGGATTTGAAATCCAGCTTGCCCGTGGTCACAAATTCAACCAGCGCATCTTCCATGCCTTTGAAGGCGTTTTTAACCAGCCGCTCAGTTTGTGAAGCCATGTCTTCGGCTTCATTCAAAACATCACGAAAACCGCGTTTGAGACCATCTTCCCAGTGCTTTGAGCTTTGAAGGTCTTTTTCACGCGCCTCACGCAGCATGTTTTGATAAACATCTTCGACTTGAGCGCGGAATTCATCATAGCCAATACGGGTTTTATCCAGTCCTGCCAAGGCTTCTTCACGCCACTCAATGGCTTTGAGGGTGGCCTGTTCAGTTTCAGATTTTAGGGCATTAAAAGCCCGGGTGATCTCTTCCACCGTATCTTCATGGCGCTCGAGAGCTTCCCGCGCACGCGTATCAGCTTCCTCCAGCTCATATTTGCGGCTGATCAGGTTACGAATACGCTGCTCATATTCTTGAGCGCCAGCGCTTTGATTATTGCTGAGATCAATACCCAAACGGCGAAGCGCTTGCTCTTGCTCATTCAAAACAAGTGCGTTCTCAACCGCAGAACCTTCACTGGAGCGGGCCGCAATAACGCGCCGTAAGGCGGCTTCTTCGGCTTCGAGCTCCTGAATATAGGAGCGGATTTTCTCTTCCTCTTTATCACCCAACTGTTGCGGTGCTGCTGGCTGGGTCGGTGCTTGCGGCGCTTGCGGATTGGCCTGTGCTGCTGCCGTCTGCGTAACGCCTGAGCGCAATCGATCCAATTGATCACCCGCACGTTGTGCAGCCAATTCTGCAGCCTGCAATGCCAAAACCTGTTCTTGAATTTCCTTGGCATTTTCCGTGAAGTCCGGATATTTGACCGCTAAAGCCCATAAGGCATCCTGATACTCTTCAACCGTAATTCGGCCAGTTTGAAAGGCGCGGCGTACCTGAAACAAATCAGCCTGTAAATCGCTACCAAAGCGTGAGAACTGATCCCAAAAACCACCAATCTCACCATATTTCAGTTGCTTGGTGACTTCGCGGATATTCTCTTGGGCAATATTGAGTTTTTCAGTCCACCGCGCCAAGGCTTCATTGCGTGAGGCGGCATTCAGCTCCTCAATATCATCCGTTGTTTTTTGAACAGTCTCGCGCAGTTCCTCCATTTCTGAGGCATGGTCTTTCGCAGCTTTTCCGGCTGCGTCATGACCTTGTGCCAATTTATAGAGGGCTAGTCCTGCAATGATGGCAATCCCAGCGGGACCACCCAATAACAGCATGACATTGCGAAGCCCAACCATCGCCAAGGTGGCCAATTTCGCGGCTCCTTCGGCAATCACCATTTTGGCCGCTGCTGCCACAGAGACTTGCGCCATTAAGCGAAAACCAACAATGGCTCCGGCATTGCCGAGCATGGCTGCGTTCATGGCCGTAATGGCACCACCGACCGTTCTGGCAATCAGCAAGGCTGTTAAACCTTCAACCGCCAAATCGGCATTGCGAACCAAAAACCCGAGCCCATCAGCAGCAACGCGCACTACGCCGCCCAAGGTTTCACCTAAAGCTCGCGCTGCCTGTTTGCCGCTATCGGTTGTTTCTTTCAGACTGATGGCCACATCACGAATGGCATCATTCAGGCCACCCGCACCAACCTCACGGGCCAGCTTGGAAAAGTTATCCTGAATATTGCTGAATATCCCGCCGAGCGTGTTCATTTGCTCAGACATGGCTCCGGCAAACTGGACATTCCCAATCTGGCGCAGATAACTCTCAATTTCAGCGGCGTTTTTGCCAACCGTGGTGGTCACGCCCTGAAAGGTGAATGAAACTTGCTCACCTTGGGTTCGGGCTTTAATCCCGAATTCTTTCAGGCGCTCAAACTCACCCGTAGCGGCATCGGCAATGGCCTCAACAAACTGCATCAGGTTTTTACCCATCGCAGAAGCCGTATTGCCGTATGACATCAGCGCTTCTTGAGAGGGATCAAGCCCCAAGGCTTTCAGTTTGATAAAGGCTTCGGTGATCTGCTCCACATTAAACGGTGTGGAGGAGGCAAAATCCTCAATCATTTTGAAGGCGCGATCTGCCCCTTGCGCCGAGCCCGTCACGGTTTTCAAGCTAGCATGTAAACGCTCAAACTCACGGTTGGTCGAAACAATAAACCCAAGCGAGCGGCTAATGCCTTGAATACCTGCGTATGCGCCAATCAATCCGGCAGCCTGACGCAAGACGCCGTTTAGCGCCCGGGCGGATGCATCAACGGCTTTTAACCCAGCACTTGCGGGGGCGGTGGCATGGCTGATTTTATGAAAGGCTTGTTGGCCTTCTTTACCCAGCTTGCCAAACTCACGGCGCAACTGCTCTCCACCTGTCGCAGACAAGCGGATCGATAGTTTTTTAGTTGCTGCCATTATTGTCGCCCATAT